AGGTAGCTCCGCAGCCGCTGGTTTAGTACCAGCTCCTGATTCTACAGCTGGTACATCTAAATTCTTATGTGAAAATGGTACTTGGGCAGTACCACCAGATACTAATACTACTTATAGTGTAATGACTGGTGCGACTTCTTCCGCAGCAGGAACGTCCGGTCTTGTTCCCGCGCCAACTAGCGGAGATGTAGAAAAATTTCTTGCTGGTGACGGTACATATAAGAGCGGCGGTATGCCGATGGTGGTATTATCATATGGTAGTTCTACTTGGGATGATTTTATAAATGCCTATAATAATAATATTATTGTTTATTGTAAAGCATCATCCAATTCTAATCCGGCAAGCGGCGCGTAGACTCGTATGGCATTTATGGCTTATGTAAATGCGAATCCACCAACTAATGTTGAATTTCAATATTATCGTTCAGTTAGCTCTCATTCTGCGACATAGATGGGTGACCAAGTATTTATTTATAAATTAGATAAAACAAATGGATGGTCTGTTACCACTCGTGAGGCTAGTATTAAATAGATTACTGGTAGCGGTATTACGGTTGCTTGGAGTAGTAATAAGATTACATTAACTAATGATGTAACTGTATCGGATTCTTTAAGCGATACAAGTACGACTGCTGCGTTAAGTGCGGCAAAAGGAAAGGCATTAAATGATGCTGTTGATCCATTTATAACAGGAAAAGGATTATGGAATGGAGATATTGATACATATAAAACTACTGGATGCGGTTGGATACAAAGAGCCAATGCTTCTGGAACATAGCCGTCATCCTTTGAATATTATAGTTTAACTGTTAATGCTACAGGATATAATGGAATTGTTTATCAAACAGCCGTTGAACTTGGTACAGGAAAAGTAGCGACAAGATTATTCGCAAATGATGCCTGGAGTAATTGGAATTGTTTATCTGATAATTTAACGACTAAAACAACAACTACTTTTAATACAACACATACACCTGAAAGTGGTTACAATACGATAGACAAAAGGAACGGCGTTGTCAGTTTTTCGCTCAGAGCAACATTAACATCTGATGTTGCTTCATATGGTGTTGTTGCAACAGTTCCGAGTGGTTTCCGTCCAACTTCACAACAGGTATATTACGATCCGAATAATGGCGTATATGATGTGACTAATGGAGGAAACCTTCGTATTGCTACGGCAAAAACTACTGGCACTTTAATTCATTTAACTGGAACTTATGTTGTTGATTAAATTACAAGAAAGCATATTAACTAAAATGAAAAACAATATAATTCAAATGATTATTAAGATACATTTAAGATAAAAAAATTAATGCTTATGTTAGTAAGTATTACTATATTATAAATTCATTTTATATAACAAATAAGGAGGTCACTCCAATGAACAATGTTTACTTCGTACACCAAGTTCAACACAATAAAACAACTGGTCAATGGACCAAAGGTATTGTAATCAAAAACACTCCTGACGTAGATAATGAAGCTGCGGCCTTACAAGCCTATCACGCCTATCTTGGCGCATATGGTTATGGCAACAACGCAGATATTGATTATGTTTATTGTCGTCTTACCGCCGCGAATAATTCACGCGAACCACTAGAAGAAGAATGGGAAGCTTCTTCAAATACTTGACAAATCACTATAAAATATGATATAATAAAAAAAAAGGAGGTCTTTAAAATGACCAATATTACTTACATTGCTCTCGGTATTATCTTAATTTTAGGCGGTCTACTAACTGGATTTGGCATCCCCTTCATTAAAGCAAAATTAAGTGGAGAATAGCTAAATACTCTAAAGCAAATTATCAATATTGCTGTTTACGCCGCAGAGCAGTTATTTGGCGCGAAAATGGGCAAAGACAAGAAAGCTTTTGCTCTAGCATATGCTAAAAAACTGCTAGCCAAATTTGGCCTTACTTTTGATGATGAAGCCGTTGATGCCGCAATTGAAGCACAAGTAAAAGAAATGAATGATGCTTTTAATGCGGGTGGTACGAATGAGTGAACTTATAGTAACAGCTAATATAGGTAAAACTGTCAATCTTCGTATGTCTCCTTCTACTTCCTCAGCTATCGTACAAGCCGTGCCAGTAAAACAAAAGGTTCAATTAATAGAAAAAACTAATACTGAATGGTACAAAGTACAATACAAGAGCTTGAAGGGGTATATGATGGCTAAATATCTCAAATCTGCTGATTCTACTATTTCACAAGAGGACTTGCGCGAAGTATATAATTCTCTCAAAGAAACTCTTGTATTAATAGAAAAAATTTTATAGTGAGGTTTAATATGGAAGAACAAATTTATCAAGGTGAAATCGGATGTTTTTATTGTTATGATAATAAGAAACACCGAGAGAAGGAAGAATTATATTTTTTTGACGCGGCGAATAACTTAAAGGTATGTGAATATTGTCCAAAGTGCGGCCGCAAGTACGGGGAGGTACCAATATATGAACAGCTGGAATTAGAACTAGAACAACAATATAGTGGGTAATGCGAGTTTTAATCCATACCCAAATACTATTTGGCCCCAGGCGCGCGCACCTGTGTATAGCGCGCCACCAATTCACGGAGAAAATGCGGCGTGGCAGTTTCCAATGGGACCAAATAGTGAAATCTACTTACCTGACGCAGATGAAGATTTAATATGGTGGATTCGCACAGATAACAATAACAACCGTACAGTAACTCCATTTGATGTAAAGTTACATCAAAAGCCAGAACCTATTGATATGAATAGTATCCTCGATAGAATAAATGCTTTGGAGGAAAAAATAAATGCCAAGTACAATAAGTCAAATGCGAAACGGGCAGCCGTAGAATAGCCAGTAGCAATTCCAGTAGCCAGTGAGTGATGAGCAGATTAACTATGTAAAATAGTTAATGCGTAGTGCTAATCCAACTGAGGCACTGATGGCCGCGATAAGCGCGAATCCAAAGTTAAAATAGGTTATAGCTATGTTACAGAATGGTGGAAATCCACAAATGGTTTATGAAAATCTCGCGCGTCAAAGGGGAGTAGACCCAAATTGGTTAATTAATAAATTAATGAAATAATTTAATCGTTAAGAATGTACTTGATAGAAGAGAGAAATCTCTTCTATCATTTTTTATTTTATGGTGGTGATTCTATATGGCAAATATAATGACTAAGCGTGGCCAAAATGATAATGTAATAACTTACGAACACGTATGCGATGCGACCGCAGATATGGCAAATATTGATCCTAAATATATTACTTTAGGTAGTATTTGTATCGTCCTTGAAGGAGAAAGCGGCGCCCTAGAAGTATATATGGCAAACAGTAAAAAACAATGGATATCACTTGCGAGCGGTTTTAGCGACGACAGCGGTACCTAATAAAATAAGTGCGAGAAATCGCACTTATTTTTTTTATCTATAAAAAAATAAATACCCTATTTCATATATTCTACGCCTACATACTATAAGATGGAAGAAATGTTTCGAGATACAGCTGGCTCGAAATAGCTCTTCTAAAATTATAATATTTTAGGAGTGATTAGTATGGGTGAAAATGGTCTAAGCGCATCCGATGTCGCGTTAATGAATCGTGACGGAATGGGCGAAGGATGGGGCGGAATGATTTGGTTATTCGCTATCCTCGCATTATTTGGCGGCGGCTTCAACGGTGGTTGGGGCGGCAATGGAAATGGCAATGCCATTCAGGCAGATGTAAACCGTGGATTCGACAACCAGAACTTACAGGCACAGACAAGAGACATTCTTAGCGCAACTACCGCTGGTACAGCTCAGACTGTCGCAGCGGTTAATCAAGTATATCACGATGTAGTAGGATATGTTGGAGACAAGTATGGTGAACTACAGCGTGATATAGCAGGTTTAGCAGTTGGTCAAGCTAATCTATTAGCCAATCAAAATGAGTGCTGTGGCGGCATTACTCGTCAGTTAATGTAGAATAACTACGATGCCGCTATGCGCGATGCTGCTACTAATGCGAATATTGTAGCACAAAATCAAAAAATCCTTGATGCCATTATGGGTAACAAGATGGAAGATATGCAGAATCGCATTAACCAACTTGAACTACAAAATGCGCTACAGGGCGTTGTAAGATACCCCAATGGATATACTTACACCGCAGGTACCAATCCTTTCTGTGGATGTGGATGTAATATGTAATTGAAGAGCGTATTTAGTACGCCATATATGGGACGTACATTAAGTACGTCCTCTTTTTTTATTACGGGAGGTAATAATTATGATACAAGGATATAGCACTGATTTAGCGGTTGCCGCGGGTGCGGTATACCCTATCAATAATATCACCTTAAAGAAAGGTTGCTCGGTTGTTCAGTCCGGTCCCTCTACATTACAACTAAACCAGCGTGGTGTATATCTTGTACATTATGATGGCTATGCCGCAGCAACTGTAGGTGGAACAGTTAGTACTTAGTTATATATTAATGGAGTAGCACAGCCAGAAGCTCTAAATACTTTTGAGGCGGCAGATGTTGCTGATGCTGGCTCTCTATCATTTGAAACCTGTGTCCAGGTAGCTAATAATAATTGTAATTGTAACCTTACTTCTAGTCCAACTATTCTACAATTTATGAATAATGGTGTTGCTGTTGAAGATGCGCATATTAATATCATCGTCACTAAACTTTTTTAAGGTGATTATATGACCGTAGAAGAAATTTTTAGTAAACTAGCAACACATATGGCGCAAGGCTTACAATTTCATAATACCTTAATGAGAGGCTATGATTTTTTAGGTTTATACGGATTCTCTAAAGGACAAGAGTACCATTATCTTGAGGAAGCAAGAGGGTACTCTTGCCTTCTTCACTATTATTCTTCACATTATCATAAGTTACTTACTATTGAAAACACGCCGATAGATACTATTATCCCAGAAAACTGGTATAAATATACTACAATGGATGTAGATGTAGGTACAAAACGAAACGCAGTAAAAACTATGATGGATAAATGGATATAGTGGGAACGAGATACTAAAAAATTATATCAACAAATGTATAAAGAATTATGCGAAATTGGTGAAATCGCGGCCGCAAATAAAGTAAAATGCTATATTTGTGACGTTGATGAGGAACTTAAACACGCAGAGAAAAAAAGTATAAAACTAGAAACTTTAGGTTATGACATTAGTACTATCATAAGTTGGTAGCAACCGATGTATAAAAAATTCAAGAAATTACTTAAATAAATTAGGTGGTGGTACCAATGATTAGATTAATACAACGGCGCTTAATCATTCCTCGCGGCGATACCGGTACTTTTACTATTCCTACATAGGGTACAGTACAGGCAGGAGATAAAGCTATATTATCCATATATGACCCGCTAACACAAACTACGGTATTAGAAAAAATTATAGATGCTACAGCAGATACACTAACTTTTACGTTCGAGCATCAAGATACAGTTTCTATTGAGCCGTCCGATCGTTATGTGTGGGATATTAAAATATATTACGGGCCACAATATGAAGATAATAAGTTAATTGGTGCCACCGAAATTAATTCATATTACGCTGCTTTTGGTAAATCCTTGCCAAAATGCTGTATTAAGTAGGTGGCGCAGGATGTCTAATAGAGAAAGACAGCGTACAAGAGATTTACTTCTTGAATATGATAGAGCAATTATGCCGCCAAGACCTCGCGCCGCTGGTCTTGGTTCTGTTTATACTTGGCTAAATGCTAATGAAGTAACTCAAAATGAAGGAGATATGCCACCAGCGCCTTCCACAACAGAATTCAATTCTGTATATCCGTGGGAGAATACTGGTTTAATTATATTAAGCAATCAATTATATACACTCGCGGCAAAAAGTGGCTATACTGGAACAAGTTAGGAATTTTATCAATATTTCGGTTCCTATCTTGAGAGAAATAGATGGGAAATTTTATTTGAAGAGTATGAAAATTTCCCTGCGGTCGGCGAGCGCAATAAATTATATTTTGATTTAGGAGAAAATATATTATATTTTTGGGATGGGGAATATATTCCTGTTAATACAATGCTCATTGCCAATACTATATTGGACGGGGGTGACGCTTAATGGCTACTAATTCAGTAAAAGTCACTCTTTAGATTCGTCACGATGAAGCAGCTGATTGGACTACTCGTAATCCAATTTTAGCACAAGGTGAATATGGATTAGAGACTGATACATTTTTAATTAAAGTTGGTGACGGGGTAACCGATTGGACGCATCTACGTTATTTGAATAAATTAAATGCAACTTATTTCAAATATATGAATGATGGTTCATTAACTTTTAGCGATGATTTTGCACAAACGATTACTAATATCATTGCTAATGCTGGCGGGTCTGCAAAAATAGTTATTTCTGATGACCCAGAAGAAGCTACGGACCCAGTAAATTTACGTTATTTATAGCAAGCAATTACAGAAGCAATTCTAAATGCTCATCATTTAAAGCGCGAAATAGTTAATAATTTACCATCTGCTGCAAGCGCCGACCCTGATACATTATATATGGTACTCGCGCAATCAGAAGACCATTATGAAGAATATATGGTTATTAATGGTGTTTGGGATATGGTTGGTAGTACCGGTGATGGTGGGTCTGGTGGCGGAATGTTTTAGTTAGAAGTCGCTACTGATGCTCGTTTAGGTGGAGTTAAAGCTTCAGCACAAGCTGATTATATAAACGTCAATCAAGAAGGATTGATGTTCTTAAATGGGGTAGCCACAACAAAATTATACGTTCCAACAGGTGATACTTTTATCATTTATGGTGGTAGTGCTTAAGGGGGTGAATTAAATGGCGGAACATATGATTGAAACTCGTATAATGTTACGCTATGACACCTTAAATAATTGGATGAGTAGTACTGTAATCTTAAAATAGGGTGAAGCTGCCATTGCGGCATCTACTTTTGACTACACAATTGAAGGAACTAATCATCGTCCTGCACATACACCTCCTGCAGTTGGTATTAAAATTGGAGATGGATATCATTATTTCTCTGAATTACCTTGGGTATAGGGCGTCGCAGGAGACGTATATAGTTGGGCTAAAGCATAGAGTAAACCAACATATACTGCGAATGAAATTCAAGGATTAACCGCATTAATTTAGCAATATATTAATGAAAATGCTAATCCAGGTACTGGCAGCGGCGGTGAAATTACAGTTGAAGCGCGTGCTTATAGATTAGTGCAGGGTACTGGTAATGATAGTAATAAATATTTCCTTGAATCTAAGGGCGCAAACGATAGCGATTGGGTAATAGATAGTTTACATTATGTGGACTTAAGCGAATTTGCCGCTGTTGTTGACTGGTTAGGTACTGCGCCAGAAGATTTTTGGAATATTAACGGCTATGTCGTAAGTAAAGTTAATGAACGCTTAGCGTTATTAAATTATACTGATACTGAAGACGATACGAAAATTGTTACTGCTGTTAATCAAACTAGTGGAAAAATTAGTGTTATACGAAAAGGTTTGTCTGCAAACGCAATCAGTGGAACAGTAAGCGTGGAAAAAGGCGGTACTGGTAGAAATAATTTAGATTATGATAATGTTCTAGTAGGTAACGGTACATCAAGTGTATCATTACGTCCAATAGAAACAACACTAACTAGTAATAATAATCTTGCTACTAATCGCGCAATTATACAATATATCAATAATGCTACAGCCGGATTAACTGGCGCGATGCATTTTATAGGGGAAGCATCCGTAGTAATTACAAATAATAGCGTTGTTGATCCAAACATTACTATGGGTAACGGACAACGCTATAGTTTAGCAAATGCGCAACCAGGTGATGTAATTTTATATGATCACAAAGAATTTGTTTGGACTGGTGTAGCTTGGCGTCTATTAGGAGATGAAGGAAGTTACGCAGTAAAAGGAGCAATTGTAGACGTAGATATTGCGGATGATGCAGCTATAACGCAATCTAAAGTTGCTAATTTAGTTGATGACCTAGCTTCTAAAGTAGATAAAGAATTTGGTAAAGGATTATCTGCTAATGATTATACTACAGATGATAAATTTAAATTAGCAAACATTGAAGAAAATGC